GACCACCACAGGAAAGACTTTGTGATTTTTATTTATAGAGTTGTAGAAATTTCAAAAGAGGAGGAGGGCTTAGTAGCCCTCCTCAAGGAAGAATATATTTACAAACAGGGCCAATGGTGGCCCTCGGAACCACCACCCGGGAAATTAAATACGGTGGTGCAAGTGGCCTGTGAAAAGGCCACCTGCTACCACTGCCGCGAGCCCCACTATATAAGTGGGGCTCCGGAGGGACTGAAGCCTTAGGCTTCAGTCCCTCTTTTTTTTTAAAGCCGGGGGTTTTTAACCCCCGGCTTTTTTTTTGCCCGAGATCTAAAAAGTCTCGGGTTTTAAAAAAAGGAAAGGAGGTGAAAAAGAATGAAGGTAATAATCTGTAACGGCTTCAGCATGAGCATGTTGAAGTCGGAAAAGGCCGTGGTCGAATTTAAAAAGATCACGGCAGAAGAGGCAAGGGAGGTGGTGAAGAAAGCAGATCAGGTCACCTCTGCCGTTGGGCATGCCTCAACAGCAGAGGTGTATTCAGAAGTTCTTGGGACCACTATTGAGGTAAATAGGGTCCCGATAAAGCTTGACACAGACACAATCTTGCTCATCGGCGGGCTTCCTATAAGGCCCGCCGAGGGCAAGATTTTCACAAAAGAAGAGATTATATTTCTCGGGTTAGAGTGGTGGCTTGTTAGACAGCTCTAACCCTATTTCCTTTTTTGCCAGAGCCTTTTTGGCTCTGGCTTTTTTTTTGTTCTGTTGTGCTGCTATAAGCATCTTTTGTTAGTTGCATAAAAAGGTTTTATAATAGCTAAAGGGACAAAATGGGAAGACCAAAAAAAATCTTAACCGAAGAACAAATAAGGATTGTTGAGCGTTTAGCTGAGATTGGCTGCACCCAAGAAGAAATTTCCTACATCCTGGACATAGAGCCAAACACCTTGCGGGCTAGGTTTAAGGACCAGCCTGAAGTTTTTACAGCCTACCAAAAAGGGCTTGCAAAGCTTAAAAAAAGAATCCGCGAACTTCAGCTAAAAGCTGCTGAAAGGGGTTCTGCTGCCATTCTTATTTGGCTAGGCAAACAGTATCTAGGACAGGTGGACAAGCAAGAGGTTTACCAAACAAGCGATAGCCAGGTTAAGTTGGTTGAAGTTGTTTTAACTGATGAAAGTAAAGCTTCATAAATACCAAACCTTAGCTTGGAAAAGCAACGCAAAAATCATTGCCTTGATTGCCGGTACCGGTGGCGGAAAAACTTTCTTTGGCAAGTATTGGCTTTTGCGCGAAATCATCAACAACCCAGGTGAAGATTTTTTAGTAATCTCTCCAACATACAACAGTTTTGTACGCGTAATCCTTCCAGAGGTTTTAGGACTTTACCTAACCCTTCTTAAAGGCAACTATCGTGCTCAAGAACGCATCCTTTACCTAAAGAACGGTTCGCGCATTTTCTTTGGTAGCGCTGACAATCCTTTAACCTTGGAAGGCGTTCATGTCAAAGCAGCTTGGCTAGATGAAGCTGGGCAAATGAAAAGAGAGGCTTTTGAGGTTGCTGTAAGGCGCACAGGCTTAAAAAATGGTCGCATTCTAATAACAACCACACCATATGGCTTAAACTGGCTAAAAACAGATATTTACGATCGATTCTTAGAAGGCGATCCAGACATTTTTGTTGTTCAGTTCCCTTCAACGGCAAATCCTTCTTATCCAGTTGAAGAGGTTGAGCGAGCAAAAAAAACCTTACCATCCTGGCAATTTGAGATGTTCTACATGGGACGGTTCAAAAGACCAGAAGGGCTTGTCTATGCTGATTTTGACCTTAAGCGGCATCTTGTTGATCCAAAAGAGATTGAAGGGCGTATCTTTGCCGGCGTTGATTTTGGCTTTAACAATCCGTCAGCTGTTGTTTTTGTTGTCTTAGATGACGACGACAGGCTTTTTGTTTTTGATCTGATCTACGAGCGCGGCTTAACTCCAAACGATCTCATAAACGCAATCAAAGCAAAAGACTACTTTGAAAAAGTGGAGGCTTTCTACTGTGACCCAAGCGAACCTGGAATTATTGAGCAGATGCGGCGTGAGGGTATCTATGCGCAAGCAGCTGAAGGACGCGTTCTTCAAGGCATCTCGCGCGTTATCCAGAGGCTTAAAACAGACAGGCTTTTTATTTTCAAAGGGCTAAAACCCATCCTTGATGAGATTGAAACCTACAGGTTTAAAACACTTGGGCAGAAGGACGAGCCAGTTAAAGAAAACGATCATGCACTAGATGCTTTGCGTTATGTTGTTATGGGAATTGACGAAAAAAGTTCTATATTTGCCTGGCTTGATAAAGATGTGTTATAAGTGGTATAAAATATTTTTATAGCGGGGGGTTAGCTTTGCAAATAAAGGTTCTTCCTTTAGAGAGAGAAAGCGGCTTTGTATCCAAAGATCCAATGGCTTTTCTCGTTCCTTGGCTTTACCGTGCCATTGATCTTCGTGCAAAAGCAGTCTCCACAGTTCCTCTAACGCTTTACAAGGATGGGCAAGAAGTTAAAGAACTCGAAAACTTGCGTACGTGCTTATATGTTATCGAGCAATCTCTTTGCCTCTATGGTCGGGCTTACGCCATCTTAGAAGGAAACAGGCTTCGCTGGCTTTCTCCGTTGTCAATCTCTCCGATCATTGACGAAAAAAAAGGCATTGCCGGCTTTAGACGTGTTTTAAACACCAAAGAGATTGAATTTAAGCCAGACGATCTAGCTTACATTTTCCTTCCAGGCGCAGATACCGAGCTTTACCATTCAATTTCTCCAGCAGAGGTTGCCTTGCAAGCTGCAAAAATTGCTTTTGAGGCAAACGAGTATTTGAACGCTTTCTTTAAGCGCGGGGCAATTGGGACAACCATTCTATCCATAGAAGGCAATCCAACAAAAGAGGACATTGAGCGGCTGCAGAGCTGGTGGCGAGCTGTTGTTTCTGGTGTTAAAAATGCTTTTTCACAGGTTGCTTTCCGCGGCAATGTAAAGCCAGTGGTTGTAGGCAACTCAGTCAAAGAGCTGGATCTCATGCCGCTTTTTGAAGTTATCCGAAACCAAATTTGTGCAGCAATTGGTGTTCCTCAAACACTTTTAGATGATGCAGCCAATTACGCAACAGCCAAAGAGCACAGAAAAAGCTTTTACGAAGAAACCATCATCCCAGAGTTAAAAATCATTGAAGAAGGGCTTAACCGATACCTCAAAAACTTTTCCTATTTAATTGAGTTCAACCCTGAAGATCTTGAGATCTTCCAACAGGAAGAAAGTTCAAAGGCAAATGCAGTGGCAATCCTTGTTGATCGCGGCATCATCACAATTGATGAGGCAAGAGAATGGCTAGGCTTTAGCACAACAGAAACCACTGATTACTACACATATGCCGCATTTGAAGAGCTTAAGAAATGGCAGCAGGTTTACAAGAAAGATCCAGAGCGGGCACTGAAGTTTAAACCGGATGTTTTAGATCCACACCTTGCAGCCTTAGTGCGGCTTGGTATTAAAGATGGAATTGAGCCGTTTGCTATAAAGAACCGCGAAAAGATGGGGGATAATCGGCGGAAAAAACTTCAAGCGCGGCTTGCTGAGGTTTTAGATGATTACCGTGAAAAGATAGCCAAGGCAATTGAAAGCAAGAGCGACGTTTATGAGGTCTTAGAAAAACTTCGCAAAGATTTGAAACCAATCCTTGGTTCTGAGCTTGCCAATGCAATCTATGAAGGTGTGGTCTTATACGCAGTTGAGCTAAAACCAATCTTTGATCCAGCTGTCATAAACGCAGTTGCCTTAGAGCGGGCTTATTTCTTAACCGAGGCATTGCTTCAAAAGCTTGACGAAACAAACGAAAAAGTCGTTCAAGCAGCTTTACAGCAGTTCATCCAAACTCCAGGCATGGAAAGAAAAGATCTTGTAGCACTGCTTGAGCCTTCGTTTGGGAAAACGCGAGCTGAAATGATAGCAACAACAGAGATTACCAGGGCTTACTCTGAAAGCGCAGCCATCTTTAAAGAGCAGCTAAAGGAAAACGGCGTTGATGCTGTAAGGTACTGGATCACTAACAGAGACGAAAGGGTCTGTGCAATCTGTGGCGATCTAGATGGACAGCCTGAGGATGAGTGGGAATATGAAGGCGGTCCGCCAGCTCATCCAAACTGCAGGTGTGATGTGGGGATAAGAATAAGATGAACAAAGATTGGGAAAGGCTAAAAAGAGATCTTCAAAAGATTGCATCTAAGCAGGGCTTTTACAAGTATTTTGAGGTTCCTGTTTGGGCTTATGCTGAAGAAGTAAGAGCAAACCTAAAGGAGTACCCAGAGCGTCCAAGCCACCCTGTGCCTTTTGAAAGCGATAAGCAAAGAAAGTACATCTGGGCAATGATCAATAAATATGGCTTCTACGTTCGGACATACTATCCAACGTCGCAAAACCTAGGCAAAAGCTGGGCTATAGCAAAAGAAGGCTTAGGGCAGTTAGTTCTTGGCACAAGGGTTACCTATGCTCCTTACGTTCAAAGCGCAGAAAGACAGATTGCCATGCATCGGAAAACCGGTTGGATCACAGATGAAAAAGCAGTTGAGCTTGCAAGGAAAAAAGGAGTTTTTGAAAAAGCTTTAATGCAAGTTTTTGCTTCTGTTTTTAAGGGCGGTGTTTAGA